TTAACCTAAAACATCATTCATATATGCTTCGAATTCAGCGATGGAATCTTTATTAATCTTGTCACTGATATGTGAATAAACATTCGAAGTAATTTCAATGTTTTTATGCCCTAAACGATCTTGAATGTATTTCATACTGGCACCAGATTCTAACAATAATACAGCGTGTGTATGTCGAAGGGAATGTATTTCTAATTTAGGTAAATCCGCTTTCTTAAGGATGCGAGAAAAAGCATTAAATAAAGTTGACTTTGGAAGAAATCTACCATCTACTCTCGTAAATACTAAATCCAATTCATGTTCATATTGTTCTTGCAAAACAAGTTTGTTTTCGTTTTGCCATTTCTTGTGGTTAAGTAAATCGTTAACCAGCGGTTTTGGTATCATAATGGTACGTCTAGAAGTAAATGTTTTTGTATCTCCGAAAAGATCTTCACCTTTTTTTACTGAAAAATCTAAGGTTTTGGTGATGCGGATTGTTTGTTCTTTAAAATCAATATCACTCCATTGTAATGCTGCAGCTTCACCTTTGCGCATACCCGTATTGATTAGTGTTTTGAAAAAGATATAATAGATATAGTTATATTGATAAGCGTTTTTTAGGAAAAGAGGGATGTCTTCAGTTCGCATATACTTGAGACCTTCCTCTTCTTTTTTGTTTTTATTAGAAATTACTACGTCTTCACAAGGGTTGTGCTCAATTTTTTTTAAACTAACCGCTTTCTTCATAGCGTTATGCATTGTACCATGGATAATTTCTACTGTACGTTTACTATAACCTTTATCAGTCAAGTAATTGATGAAATTTTGGTACATCATAGGTTTAATTTCTTTTAAGTTGATGTTTTTAAAATAAGGTATTAAATGTTTTTCAACATTGCGTTCATGTAGGATATAGGTGTTTTTTCTAACGTTGTTCGCTTTAAATAATTTTAACCAGTCACGAAGGAAATATTTTAATGACATAGGCGTGCTTTCAACCTCTAAACCATTTAATATTTTCTTTTCCTCTTCAGCAGCAGCAATCTGGGCCTCTTTTTTTGTTTTGAATCCACGTTTTGTTTTTTCTTTAAATTCCTGAGTATAAGGGTCTTTAAACTTGATACGATATTGCCAACCATTACTCACCTTTCTAAAACTAGCCATTATGTTATTGCTCCTTTCTTTAATGCAGAGTAGTTAGATCAATCATCTAACCACTCTATAGGTGTTTTCTTATATCCTGATATCTCAAATTTCATCTCTCCATCTATTTCATAAATTTTCTCGACAATAGGTACCATTTCAAATTCAGGATCTTTAGTCTTGGATGCCCTTTTTTCTCTTTCGACAGCTAAGTCAATAATCAAGTCCATCACCTCCCTTCAGAGAACGTATAGAATTCTAATAATTCAATTGGAATATTATTCTTATAGGCTATACATGCTTTTGTATCGCCTTGATTGATTGTCTTTTGGTCAATTAACAAAAGAGCAGCAAATGTATTAGCTTCAATTTCTAATCTATCCACAGACAAAAAAGTATTTTTTCGTAAGAATAGAGTATTTACTTCTTCATGAAGTACAGCGTGTCCTAATTCATGAGCGCAAACTGTTTTTTGCATTGTTTCTGATAAATTACTATTAATAGCGATAAATCTATTTCCTTTCTCACATCTATAAAAGCCATCAATTTCTTCATGTAAGTCATGAAAAAACACGTGGATGTTTAAGCAATCTGCAAGCTCAAAAGGGTTTTTAGTTTTATGTTTTTTGCAAAGTTGATTGACTGTGTTGTTTATAATGAATTTCAATATAATCCCTCCTGAATCTACATTAATTACCTTTATTGTTTTTTTCAGGAGCGTACTTTTTATTGATAACTTTAGTTTGACGAACAATATACTCCATTGCATCTAATAAAGAATCAACAGCTTCCTCGCTCATTGGTTCACCAGAAAACATAAGCCCCTGAGAATCTTTTAAATCACGTTTTATTTCTTCCATTCGTTTTTCGATATCTTTTTCGTCTTTAGATGTCATGTGCATTTGGTTTGTTCTTCCTAATAAGAAATCAGTTGTCACGTTAAAACGATCAGCAACTTTTTGTAGACGATCGGCAGAAGGGTATGCTTTGTCCCATTTTCTTATTGTTCCATTACCGAAATCTAATTCTTTTTCTAATCCCGATACTGATATATCGTGGCTTTTACACAAGTTTTTTATTGTCTCTACTATGCTCATCCTTATCACCTTTCAGGCTCACCAAAAAACAATAATTAGTCTACAAGCTAAAAAGTGTTGACTTTTAGTCTGTGGACTATTATTATTAGTTTGTAAGCTAATTTGTTAGCTAAAAAGGGCATGAAAATCCCGTTGAAAATACGGTTAGAATTAACGACGCTGGGGGGCGTGTGTAATTTTTAGATTTTTTAAACCTTTTATAGTTATAATTTAGCACACAGACTAATTATAGTCAATTAATTAGCGAAAATTTTCTCATTTGGAAGGTGTGATCATCAAGATGAAGTATTCGAATTTTGGTATTGAGGTAAGGAAAGTGTTGTTAGAACGGGATTTAACATTAACATCGTTAGCTTCTGAGCTAAAAATATCAGTTTCATATTTATCCGATATTTTAAAGGGTTCTCGAAAAGGAAAAAAACAAAAAGTGAGAATCATTGAAGTTTTAGGTTTGGAAATGTGTGAGGAGGATTTAAAATGACAGATCAATTAACAGTAGTAAATGAACAACCAACATTATCAATTATTAATCAAAACGGACAACTTTTGGTCGATAGCCGAGATGTTGCTGGAATGGTAGGTAAGGAACACAAGAACTTACTTAGAGATATTAAAGGGTACACTGAAATTTTGGACGGCTCAAAATTGAGCACTCCTAACTTTTTTATTAGTAGCACATACCGAAATAGTCAAAATAAGGAGCAACCTTGTTACCTCTTAACTCGTAAAGGATGCGACATGGTGGCTAATAAGTTAACTGGTGAAAAAGGCGTTCTATTTACAGCCACATATGTTACTCGTTTTGAAGAAATGGAAAACCAGTTGAGAAAACAGATAAACATTCCTAATGATCCATTCGGACAAATCGAACTCCTTGCAGCTGGTACAAGTAATTTAAACAAGCGAGTTTCTTCATTAGAACAGGTTGTTGAAGAACAATTAACAATCGATTATGGGCAGCAACGGGTAATGGAAAAAGCTAAGGCAAAACGTATTTACTTTCTATGGGAAAACGGACATGTAAATACTGAGGTCCATGACTCTACACGTAAGTTGTTCGGATTACTAGGTCGGAATTTAAAAGATGCCTTTGATGTTAATAGTTATCGTGACATTTTAAAGAAAGACTTTAATGAAGCACTGAACTTTATTAACGGATGGAGACCAATGATTTAATAGCGGAAGGTGAAAATGATGTTAAATATTCAAGTTGATGAGGCAGTTGTAAAGGAACTATGCGCTGAGGAAATTCAGAAAAAGGTAAAAGAGTACAATGCGGAGTTTACATTTTGGGATACAAAGGAGCTTAAAAAACGTGTTTGTATGTCATGGAATACTATCCAGGACCAGTTCTTTTATGACCCACGATTTCCAAAATTTAAGGTAGGTCAAAAATGGTACTTTCCAGCAAAGCAAGTGCAAGCGTTCTTATTAGAATGGGCGGAAGAAAGGATGGAAGGAACACAATGAATCTATCAATCAACTACAACAACGTAAAAGTAGCTGATTATCTCAAGCTATTAGTTCATTACAAACTACCAAACAAGAAGCAGCGTCGTCTTATTGAAAATCGGTTCGTGTGTATAAACGCTCTTGTGAAGAGTGGTGGTGAACAACATGGCAATTGAAAACCTGGTTCTTCCGGAAGATGCAGAGTTAGCAAAGTCATTGCGCAGCAAGAAAGAGAACTACATAAAGAATCAATTCTTGCTATCTCGTATCGCTAGTCAGAAAAATGCAGAGGGCAATACAAAAGAATTCTATGAAGCTTGCAAAGAGTATGAGGAGTGGGGCAACAAAGCAAAAGAATGTGATGAACAATTGGCAAAGCTTTTCTTCAAGAAGAAAGAATGTGATCGCGTTGAAATGGTTGCTAATCGAATGCGAGATGTAAATATTCCGGTACATATTATTGAGTATGTGTTAAATGCATAAAAAGACCCCTGTTGCAGCAGGAGTCCCTTACAAAAAAATATTCGCAGTCAGTATATCACATGAGGTGATTACATGAAAGAGTCATATGAAAATCAAGTGTTAAAAAAGCAGGTAGAAATCGCGGTAAAAAACTTAAAACGCATGTCTGATAAAGAAACGGACAAGTCAAAAAAGCTAGATATCGATTATGTCATTACCGTATTAATAAATAAACCATACGGCAGTATGCCATTTTAGGAGGATATGAAACTATGAAACTTTACGAATTAACAAGTAACTTCAACGAATTACAACAAAAGATTGAGGACGGAGTAGATCAAGAAGTCATTTATGATACATTGCAAGCAATTGATGAAGCAATCGACGACAAAATGCAAGGCGCAGCGTTATTAATTCGCAACATTGAAGCACAGGCGGAAGCTATTAAGGTGGAAGAAAAACGTTTAGGGGACCGTCGCAAAGCTTTTGAAAACAACGTAAAAAACATTAAAGATTACTTATACGGGCAAATGGTTGCTGTGGATAAAAGACGTGTTAAGGGGGCATTGATAACAGTAGGTATCCAAAAGAATCCAGCAAGTTTAGATATTGCAATTGATGCTGTTATCCCACCGGAGTACATGATTCCACAGGAGCCAAAAGTGGATAAAAAAGCATTACTTGCAGCGGTTAAAGATGGTATGCAATGGGATGGTATCACGTTAAAACAAGGTGAGAGCGTGAGAATCCGATGAGTGAACCCAAAAATTATTTTACAGAATTGGCGTCTATTGATGTCAGTAAACATGTTGAAAAGAAAGGGCGTTTCAGTTATTTAAGTTGGTCCTGGGCGGTAGACCAGCTATTAAAAAAATGTCCTGATGCAACTTGGCGAGTTGCTAGATTTGATGGATTGCCTTATCTAAAAACAGAGGTCGGCTACTTTGTAGAAGTTGAAGTGACAGTCAATAACATTACACGTTCGCAGATTCATCCAGTATTAGATAACTACAATAAACCAATTGCAACGCCTACATCATTTCAAATCAATACATCTATTCAGAGATGTTTAGCGAAGGCTATTGCATTACATGGGCTAGGATTATACATCTATTCCGGTGAAGATATTCCACAAGATGATGAGCCGAAACAAACTAGTAAACAACAAAGTATTGTTCCAGAAAAGGAGCAAGAAAGACAGGCACAAGTTGCTAATGAGCAACGAATACAAGCGATTCATGCACAAATTAGGGAGTTATCTGAAGTATACGATATGCCGTTTGAAGAAACGAAAACAACTGTAAAACAGTCATTAGGTATCCAAACATTTAAAGGAATTACAGTGCAGCAAGCATCAAATGTCCAAAGAACAATTACCTCATGGTTGAATGATGCAAAAGCAAATCAGCAAAAAGCACAATAGGTAGGTGATAGATAGAAATGGCTATTTTTAGACCTGTACAGACAGAATTTTGGACAGACGTGAAAGTTTCGGAGGACATGACACCAGAGGATAAACTATTCATGGTTTATCTTCTGACCAATCCTCACACTACACAGTTAGGTGTATATGAAATTACTCCTAAAATAATAGCTTTTGAGATTGGTTTTTCGGTTGAATCGGCAAGGGCATTACTTGATCGCTTTGAAAATCATCATAAGTTAATCAAGTATAACAAGGAAACACGTGAAATAGCTATTAAAAATTGGGGTAAGTATAACCTAACAAGAGGCGGAAAACCGATTGAAGATTGTCTTAAAAAAGAGATCGATAAGGTGAAAGACTTGTCTCTAATACAATTCATTTTAGAGAAAACAGAGAATGAAAAGTTAGTAGAGAAAATCAGTGTTTATGCAGGTTTTGACGATACGTCGACGATACGTGGTACGTCACGTGGACAAAAAGAAGAAGAAAAAGAAGAAGAAAAAGAAGAAGAAGAAAAAGAATATATTGCCGAGATAGTAAACTATCTCAACGATACGTGCGGTAGTAGTTACAGATCATCAACAAAGAAGACTCAATCATTTATTAAAGCTAGATTAGATGAAAAGTTTACTGTAGATGATTTTAAAAAGGTTATTGATGTAAAACATGCTGAATGGACTGGAACGTCACAGGCTAAATACTTAAGACCAGAAACATTATTCGGTACTAAGTTTGAAGGTTACTTACAGCAATGGGAGTTGTGGAAGAATGGAAAAACTCGGGGACATAATGCAAGGCCTTATGAAGCGAGCAGAGATTATGCACAAGAAGAAGCTAGAAGAGGAATCCAACCAGCAAATAACAGAGGATTTGCAAAGTCAGTCGGTTGATTGCGAAAGGTGCGGAGACAGAGGTTATACATTCGAAAAGCAGCCATCAGAGTTTTTGAAAGGTAAATATGTAGACGTTGCTATTGAGTGCGAATGCTTGGAACGTAAAAGCTTAATGACCCGTTTTAAAAATGCGATGATTCCGTCAGAGTTTGAGAATGCTCGGTTTGATAACTATGTAAGAGAAACAGCAGTACAGCAAACTTTGTACAATGCGATGATTGAATATTTGAAAATCTTTAATGATATACGAGATTCAAAGATAAATAGCATCGGATTTATTGCTGAGGTGGGAGAAACGAAATTAAAAAGTTTACCACCAGGAGAACGGAACAAGATGCGGCAAGCAAATAACTCATATGGGCTAGGTAAGACGCATTTACAAGTAGCGGCGGCTAAATACGCATTAAATCATTTTAAGGTCGTAGACGAGCATACAGGGCGTTTGCGTGGTATCCGAGTGTTATGTGTTCAAGATGTAAATATTATGGCTGAGATTCAAAATGTATCGTTCTTAAATGACAATAAGAAACGGCTGAATGAGATACTTCACGATTTATGTACATGCGACATTCTGATATGGGATGACCTAGCAAAATCGAAGTACAGCGAATTCAAAGAGGATATGTACTACAAGATTATAAATGAGCGGTATTTACGAAATCTATCAATCTGGTACACCAGCAATGAAGATTTAGACACGCTTGAAGACAAGATTGGATTTGCGGCAGCAGATCGGTTGTTCGGAATGAGTAAGAATTATTTATATCAAGTTAAGGGAACAAGTTATAGAACGGCATGAGGTGAAATAGATGAATACAATTCTAGAAAGTTTAAACGTTCACGTAACAAGCGTTAGTAGTTGGGGTATGGTATTTACACCATCCCCTTCACAAAACGCTCATACACGTGAGGAATACGTAAATACAACAGGCAAATGGATTGAGGAACAGTTAAGAAGGGTGGAAACGAAATGCAAACGACAGGATTAACACGCGGTGAAATTTTAGTAGGTATGCAAAAAGGTGATTTTAAACCTGGTCAAAGATTTAAAGAGGTATCTTCAAAAGGTATAGGAGCAATTGCTTGTATTGTAGACGATGAAAAAAATGAGACAGCGTTAATTTGGGAAGAAACAAAGCAATTTTTACAACTTAGAAATTGTTTAACGGAAGAATGGGATTTGTTGGAAGAATCATTGGAATTGGAAGAAGGAGAAATGTTTGTAGTAATTGATAATGGTGTGAAATGGTATGGAGTTTTAGAAAAGGAAACGAAAAATGTGTATAAAACAAGTATTGCATTAGTGGTACATGGGTACAAAGTCTATAAGGGTGGAACTTTTTGGAAGAGTTTTAAGGAGCGTAAATTCAGAAAAGCAACAGATGAAGAATTACAAGATTTTGAACGTTTCATGATGTTTCATAAGAAAGGTCGTAAGATGAATGAATTCCAACTAGGGGATATCGGTGAACGTGAGGACACTTTATATAAAGTGGTTATTCAGAGTGAAGATAACAAGTTTGAGGGTGTTATTGGCTGCGTGGCAATTAATGAAACTGATGCACCAGTGAAATACTTCTCAGCCAATAGTGTAGAACTTCAATTCTGTGTCGAGGACATGGTGGGGTAACTTTGTATCAACACATCATAGATCAATTGATTGATAGAGGTATTTATAAATCCAAGGACGGGCTTCGAAATTTGTTCGAATGCTCGTTTGAGGAGTTAGTAGAGTTATTGGAGGGAGAAGGTTGAAATTTAAAGGAGAAATGACATAGCTGGTTTTTAATCAGCTTGACGATGTTCATACTTAAATTTAGATTTGGAGTGAACCTATAATGATTCAGTTACATGTAATTACACCAGAAGAAAAGAAACAAACATTTGATATAAGCGAACTGTTTGAAATGCAAAAGGAATTGGACAAACGTATTGGGTATAAAGGAAACGACAAATTAGATATGCTATTCCGTGCATTGATTGTAGAGATCAGTGAGGCATGGAATGAAACAAGAGCATTTAAAATGTGGAGCACGGGCTTTGGTATTCCGAAGCAAGGGCTACTGGAAGAACTAATTGATGGATTTCACTTTCTTATGAATATCGCAATTGAGTTAGATAAGGGTACAGTTCGTCGTAAACTAGTTGAATCCCTTAGTATTCAGTCTGTGTTAAGAAAAGATGTGACGAATGTAAACATGTTATTTGAATGGTATTTACAAGACATATTAAAGGCAAAGCGTGCGTGGTGTCAGTATCGTGATTTAACTACAACAGTAGGACATTTACGCCGAGCATTTAGTGTTTTCTTCCGTTTATGTTACCTGTACGGGTACAAGTATGAGAATATTGTGAGGTCCTATAAAGAGAAGAACGCTGAGAACTTTGAAAGACAGGATAGCGGTTATTAAAAAGTAGATAGAAGGTGACGACAGTGAAGGCGGTATGTATAAATGCTGATGCTTCTACAGAGTTGCGATTAGAACAAGAGTATTTCGTCTTTCCGGCTAAACCGGATCACTGTTATGTCAGTCGATTCGATAACGTAAATGCACATTTCGGGTGTTATCAAGGTGAAAGATTTCGTGTTGTAGAAGAAGAGGAGTGGCCTAAAGAACCACAAGCGGAAATTCCTAGTCTTGATCAAGATATATTCTATCATGCTCAACTTATCTGGCGACAACAAGGGTATAAAAACAAACCCCTAAAGGAATACGTTATTCAGCCGAAAAAGACGCATTGCTTCTTTTGGCACGATGAGGAACAGAAGAAACCAGGCGGATGTTTTCCGTTACATTGGTTTACTAATTTTGTTCCAATCATTGAGCAGGAAGGGCATGAAGAAGCAGAAGAGCAACCAGTTAATTTATTAGAAAGAATGGATGGGCAACTTGCATTCTTTTAAAATGCTATACAATTTGATTTTTTAAGAAACGAGGGAGAAGAATGACATACCTGGAACAAATAAATAAGATAGCATCACAGTTACCATTGCCAGTATTGCAAGATATTAATCAACGTGTAGGCGACTGGATTGCAACTGGCGGAAATGAAAATGATCCGTATATAGGGCAGCAGTTACGATTTGCGGAAAACGTATTAAAAAGAGCAGCTGGCACACGCTAGCCGCTCGGATTAATTTAAGGCTGATTCCAAAAAAGTGACATACCAAAAAAATATAAAATTATTAAAAGGATAATTGCTATGAAAATAATCAAAGAAACTTTTTTCCATGAATTTTTCATCAATAGACCTCCTTTATGAATAATATTAACATCTATCTAAAATTTGAACAAAATAATCATTTTATAGAATGGAGATTTAAGTATGGGAAGAAGTCAACGAGATAAAGGAGCAAGACGTGAAAGAGAATTTGCTAGTTTAATAGGGGGTGAGCGTGTACCGCTATCTGGTGCAGTAGATGGGTATTCTAATGATGTAAAGGGATTAGGTCTTGAATGGGAAGTAAAGGCGAGAAAAGACGGATTCAAGACACTATACAATTGGTTAGAAGATGAACGGGAACAACCAGACGCATTAGCGATTAAGGCGGATAGAAAACCGTGGTTGGTAGTTATGCCGTTGGATACATTTTTGAAAATGGTGAAGGAGTGAGAGTATGTTGGATATTGCCCTACCTGTTCTTAATAAAGAGCAGACGAAAAAGAATGTGCTTCAGGCTTTGAAAAAGTATCACCTATTTTTATCAAGTATAGATGAAAGAGGTATAGAGTGTGTACAAATTGGTAAGGTGAACGGTATGAGTAAAACAGTTTTAGAACGGATTAACTATATTCATGAAATACGAAAAGGTGTAGAGAAGATGAATGTGTTGGATAAACAGCTCATTGAATTAGCCTATCTAGGGAAAGAGAAGCCTAGTTGGGTAAAGATGTGTAGGATATTAAATATGTCTCAGCCAGATTATTATAGGAAGAGGAATAAAGCGTTGTGTGAGTTGGCTTATAGGTTGGGAATAGAGGTAGAAGAATGAGAACCGCTTGCTGTAGCGGTTTTTATTTATTTATTATTTATTTATATGATATAAATTCTTTCTTAATTTAGTTTCGCATATTATTATGGGAATAAAAGTATACGAGGGGGAATTGGAAGCCAATGGGGACAATTTTTATTATTTTGGGATTGGGTGTAGTGTGTATCATATTATTCTTAATGATGAGCAATTATGATATGAATAAATTAGATGTGTTTAAGCAAGAAAACCCTGTGATGTATGAAAAATATAAGGGAGCTTTCGATTCTCAGCCGGGGGATTTTTCAATGGTAAAACTGTCTGTTGAATCGGTTGAATCCCGACTATTACCTGAGGAAACAATTTGTTATTCATTTGCCCAACCAAGATATCAAAATAAGGACATGAACGTTTACATTCTGACAGACAAACGATACATATATTACGGTATTAGATTAACTAAAAAGGCTTTTAAATCTATCCCTTATAATAAAATAGAGAGTGTTGATGTTAAAGAAAAGGCACTGATTACAGAATTAGAAGTGAAATCTAAAGAAGAGAAAATTGATGTGTTTTTTGGATCCTATCATAAGAAATGTTTTGATGAGTTCTATATATTTTTAACAGAGAAACAATTAAATCCTGATCTCGGGAGTTAGGCATTAATAATTTGTTACTAATTGTATACACGTCGAAAAAAGACTACATGATTTTGTAGTCTTTTTTTGTTGGAAGCTAATATTGAATTGTACCTTTTCATTCATTGCTATACTTATTAAATATCAATTTTTTAAGGAGTCAATGTTAATATGGAACAGATTGTAAGAGAACTATATTCTTCAAGTAAACTATATAAAGTTCAAATAATAAAACGAAAAGATGGTTTGTGTACAATGGAAGTTTATAAGTGGATGGAGGATTGCGGATATGAGATTTGGAGTGCTACATCTTAAGGAGTGACTTTAATTGACGATGAAGAACATCCACAAAGGATAGCTATAGAGCAATTGAAAATGTATTCGAGTGAAATTTTTGAAGTTCATATAATAAAAGTGAATTGTAGAAGGGAGAATCATAAGCTATTGCTGTAATAAAAAGATTCTTACACATATCCTTATGTTTTGTATAGTTAAATATAATGACAAAATAAAAATTCAAATAAGAATATCCCGGAATTCTACTTTTTAACATAATGTGGACAAAAATATGGTATAATCCTTTTAAAATATGGATACTAATTTGTTTATACAGTATTCAAAGGAGCGTTTTTATGTCCAAAAGTAATTATATTATTAGCATGATTCATTCATTCGCGACAGAAGATTATGAAGGTTTTGTAAATGATTGTTATGATTTGATAAAGTTCGAAGAAACAAAAGGAAATTTTAAAATAGCTATGAAAATGAGAGAAGCTCTAGAAAAACCAAGCCCAAAACCCAGTAAAATAGCCCCAACTTCTTTAACTTTAGAGCCAATAAACAAATTTCAAATAAATAAATCTATTTCAAATCTCAGTTCGAAAAATGATGATGATAATTTTTTCGAATTAAGAAAATCGGCTATAAAATTAGAGCAAGTTATTTTAGGAGATAACGTATTAGATTCTATTAGGAATATTATTAGCCAGTGGAAGAATAAAGAGAAGCTTGCGAAATTTAATTTAGTACCTCAAAGTAAAGTATTATTTTATGGACTTCCGGGTACGGGGAAAACTTTTACGGCTTATGCAATAGCTAACGAATTAAATCTAGAAGTAGTATATATTAATTTTGATTCAGTAGTTTCTTCATTTTTGGGCAAAACAGGATCGAACTTAGGGAAGATTTTTAAGTTTGCGAATAGTCGTCCGTGCCTATTATTAATTGATGAATTAGATGCTATTGGAAAAATGAGAGATGATAATCGAGAACTAGGTGAGTTAAAAAGAATTGTGATTTCTCTTTTGCAAAATTTGGATAACCTTTCTTCTCAATCGCTTGTTATAGCTTGTACTAATCATGAGAAATTATTAGATAAAGCTTTATGGAGGCGGTTTGACGGCATAATTGAGTTTAAACTTCCTTCTCAAAAGGAACGGATTATAGTTATAGAAAATACTCTAATCAAAAGCAAAATAAAATTAGATAATGGATGGATAAAAAGTATAGGAGAAATTACAGAGCGCTTCTCACCTGCTAATATTATTAAAGGTGTAGAGAATGGAATTAGAAGATGGGTTATTGAAGCTGATAAAGAAATACGAGTATACCCACTAATTGTTGAAGAAATATTAAAATTGTTAGATTTAGAAGGATTATCTTTACAGAAAAAAGTTGAAATTTCGAGGAAATTACGAGATGAAAGTAGGATTTTCACTTTAGCATATCTAAGTAATATTATGGATATTCCAAAATCAACTCTTCATAAGAAATTGAAAGGTGATGTAGAGCATAATGAATGAAAATCGAGGGAGTAGCGGAAGACCACATCTTAGAATTAATCCAGATAGTGTAAGCAGAAATCCAACTAATTTTGGTGGAGGAGGATCTACATACAGACGAGCAGATTATTATACTCATGGGCAGTATTTAATTGGTAATATACAACAGGTTATTCAATATCAAAACGCAAGTGAAGATATTGTTAAAGATAGGGCGTTTATAGAGGTTCATTTAGCAGATAAAGAAAAATTAAAAGATAGATATAATAACTTAAAGGAAAATTCGCGAATACACATTTTGGATATGATTAGTGATTCTGTTGGATATGGTGTAATTAAGACTCAAGATATTGGGGTTTTACAAGAAAGATTAGATGTATATGCTACAACAGAGGAACATAGTGGTAAGAGTTATTTTTCTTTTTTAGAAGAAATTAAAGTCGTTAATCCATTAGATAAGGTTTCAAATGAAATTAGGGACATTATTGAGGGGGAGCCAGAGAGACAACTTAAGGTAGTTATTGAATCATTTTCAGATTTACCAGAAGAGATTCAAAGTTATGGTTTCCTAGAACAAATTAGAAGTGTGATAAACGCAGAAGAAAACATAGTAGATTCATATAATCATTCTAATGGATCTGTCATAATTGAAGCTGATTTAAAAGCTAATACTGTGCTTACTATAGTACAAAAGTTTAGTTCTGTTCGGCTTGTAGAAGCAAATTGGCAGATTGCGCTATCTACGATTCAAAATAGACCCACCGAATTGAATGATTTGAGAGTAAACGATTCTACAGGTAATGCGGTGGTCTGTATATTTGATACAGGTGTTTCTGAGAACAATCAATTGATTAGCCCGTATACTATCAATAATATGGATGGTTTAATCGCGAATCAATATGATACCCGTCATGGTACTTTTGTGGCCAGTCGCGTTGTTTTTCGAGACAATATTGAAGGAGACCTAGAAAGAGGACAATTAACTGCATTTGCAAAAGTTTTAGATGTTCGTGTTTTTGGTAAGGATGAGCAAGGAAATAGTATGGATTTCACAAATAGTGAGCTTATTAGAGAGATTCGTAGAATAGTAGGGAGATACTATAGGAATGTTAAGGTATACAATTTGTCCATAGGGCTAGTAGACCCAATTACAGGAGGGACTACTCTAAGTGACGTACAAGTTAGTACCTTAGCAGAAGAACTTGATATTTTAAGTAGAACATATGGTGTTCTATTTGTAGTTTCAGCTGGTAATATAGATAGTGCATATTTATATAGGTACTTAAGAGCACATGGATATCCAGGCCACTTTGCATTTGATGAAACAAGAATTTTACCTCCTGGAGAATCTTTTCTTTCTCTTTGTGTAGGGTCAATAGTAAAAAAGAATAGCACAGGTTCATTAGGTGAAATTAATCATCCTTCACCATTCTCTAGAAGAGGACCAGGGTTTAATAATAGCTTGAAACCGGATATAGTGGCGGATGGTGGAAATGTTACTCAGTCGGGCGAGAGTGATCCATCTATTCAAGCAGTGGCAATGAGTACAGTAGATCAACATATTACTTATGGATCTGGTACAAGTTATGCAGCACCAATTATTGCTTCTTATGCTGCGGAATTGTTTGATAAAATACCAGGTGCGTCACATAATTTAGTAAAGGGACTTTTAATTCATTTTTCTGATATCCCACAGGAGTCATATAATTATCCGAGAGAAAATGTAAGGGAACATTTAGGATTCGGTATTCCTAACATACAGCAATGCATGGAGTCTTTAAGGAGTAGAGCGACATATGTTCATGAGGGGACATTAACTCAACAAACATATTATGAAATACCTTTTTGGGTTCCTAGTATTCTTACAGAAAATATTCCTGGAAAAGGGCGAGATAAAGTAAGAGTTAGAGTAACTATTGTGTGGGATCCAAAGGTAGATAGAAGAAAGCAAAGTGATTATGTATTAGTACATATAAATGCTAATTTATATAAAAAGAATGGTGAAGGAGAGAAAATTCAAGTTCAAACGGGGATAGGTGGTTTAGAAGGCCAATCATATAAAGAAAAATATCATCCTGTGATTCGGCTAGAAAAACAATTCCAAAGATCCTCCGTAGACTCTGGTCTATGGTATGTTGAATTGAGAATGTCTCATAGATGGGACATTCCTGAGGATTATGAACAAGACTTTGCGGTTGTAATTTCAGTGGAGGACCCCAAGGATGAATTAGATGTGTATGAGGCTATAAGAGATGAAGTTGGGGTTCGATATTCTGAGATGGTTGAGATTGAAGCGGATGTTTAAAGGTCTTGGATGCTATAATTATCAAAAAGAAATCACCTAATTAGGTGATTTCTTTTTGATAAAAAATTGATAAAAAATATTATAAATATTCTTGTATCATAAGCAGTGTAATAAGAACTGCCACGGAAATGGTACTGTATGTCGTTTCTAGATTTCTCTAAACGTCTCGGGCTAGAGCAATTAATTATAGTTTACTCACGAATAAACGTAAGTAAGGGTCTGTCCAACGAGGGAGAGGGTTACACCTCTCTTTGAGCCGATGATTCTCTTCTAAAGCACGGACACTTCTCATTTTGTTAGAATTATGTCTCGTCGGTTCAAAGAGGTGTGAGTTACTTCAATTTCTCCTCTCTTAAACAAAAATATGGGTTACGCTGATTGATTAAATCGTCTATTAAAAAAAGCAACGTTAATGCGTTGCTTTTTTACTTTATATACAATACGCATTTGGAGGTCATACATATGAATGAATCAACATTGAATTTAGATATGAAAGAATTAGATGGAACGGAATCAGCAAAGAAAGCAATGCGTGCTTTAAGAAAGTATCGTATGTACATGCTATCTGTTGATGATGAGTATCTGCCAAAGATAACGCCGACGTATTCACTTACACCTCCAAGTAATACAAATCAATTTCATTCCTCAACCGAAAATGTGATTGAGTTTGTAGATAGTGAACGAGAAAAACAACAATACATGACTCTTATTTGGAAGGGCATTAATCGTTTATCAGCGGAATCTAGGAAATTGATTATTGAGAAGTTTATGGGGCGAGATGAGTTATATGATTTCGAGGTATACAACAGTATGGGAATCAGCAAACCAAACTTTGATCGTAAGAAACGTAAAACATTAGTAGATTTAGCGTGTGCATTGAAGATTGAGGAATATAAATGATACCTTTTTGATGCGTTTATGATGCGTCGCGATGGAATAAGACTGTTAATATAGTAGTATAGATGATTTGACGAAAGAGCAATTGTGTATGATTGCTCTTTTTATTATGTAAAAAAGGTCTCAGCTTATCTGCTTAAGACCCTTACAAAAAACCAGAGGATACCTCCGAGTATAAGTATCATAACGAACATGTTAATTGCGTGTCCAATAAAATATAATCCAGCAAATAAAAAAGAAACTCCGAAAATCAATAAAAGAATTCTAAGCCAACGGGCGTATTCTTCGCTTGTAGATATAGCAACCATAATAGGAACTATAGCTAAGATAATCCAGATTATCCCGTTTAATAGAAATAACAAAATCGATTTCCAAAATGTAGAGTTTTCTTCGAAATAGTAACCGGTTAATAGTTTAAAGGATTCGATAGGTTCTGAAGCAGTTGGAATAGCGTTAATAAGATCCATAATTATTATACTAAATGTGATGTTTAGGGCTAATAGGAAGAAATAAAGTAGGATATTTTCGAATAAGAAACTTGCGCAGCGTATTGTTACACTACTAATAGTTCGCAGCATTGCATCACTCCTTATATTTTTTGTATGAATTCGAGGGATTTAATTCAAATTCCTTCTTTTTTTGTTTAATTTTGTATTTAATTGTTGGTTATTAATAGATTGAAATTAAAGGAGAGCGAGATAAGGATGACGTGGTTAGATTTCTTTATCGGTTATAGTCTAGGTACAATCATTAGTTTAATCATTATGATTCAATTTCTTAAAGCAAAAGAAGTAGATAAACGGGATACAAGATTTTAGATTATTACCTTATTGAATAAATTAAAGTATCTAATACGGGTACTTTGTTTCACATTTTGAGAAGGACAGGCATATATTTGAGTATAGGACAAGCTAACTGCTATCCTATTCAATAATCGTCTCCGAACACTCTTTCACATTGAGAGCATCCAATGGACTGGGTGCTCCTTTTTATTGTGTAAAAATTACATAGGTGGTGTAGAGAATGTGTGAACATAAATATCAAGTGTTAAATAGTAATGTCACTACTTTTTATTCTGATGATAAACAATTCATTAAACAAGTATCTGCTACTTTCTATTGTGAGAATTGTCTTGACATTCAACATCGTTAGAAGCGGATTGATACGGGAGTGAGCGTAGATGGATAATGTTTTAAACGGAAAGACTACTTTACTTAGTCTTTTACCTATCGATAAGAAAGCATATAACAAATACCTTAAACCTCATGAGAAAGCGTACAGGAAGGCTGGAATTGATGTTAATCGATTCAAGTATTACAAACTGTATGGACAGGAGCCTATGCTTTACTCAATAGAATATCTCACACAAACACCAATAAAAGGTTTATTGGAAAGAGATAGAGGGAATCAATTACGTTGGGTAAAGACAAATGAAAGAATATAAAACCAAACAACAGAAGAGAAAGTTCTATGATAGTGGTGAGTGGAAACAGTTACGAGAACAAGTGAAGAAGCGAGACAACTATGAGTGTCAAGAATGTAAACGCAATGGTCGAGTCCAAACTGATACCAATGAATACAGTGAGAGCGCCAAGCGTAAGAAGATACAGATAGTTGTCCATCATATCAAAGAGCTTGAACATCATCCAGAGCTTGCGCTTGATATCGATAACCTTGAAACAGTCTGTGTGGATTGTCATAACAAAGAACACGGAAGAACGTTCGAAAAGAAACAGAATAAATGGGAACACGATGAGAAGTGGTAGAAAAATATTTTCAAATACACCCCCCGGTCAAAAACTTTGGCTTTTTTCGATGAGCTGGGCACCGGGGAGGGGGTCGATTTTCCAAATTCACGAGCATTTTCGCGCGTTATATTAAATTGGGAACTACTGTAAATTAGGAAGGAGGGGATATAGTGGCTACAATGAACCGAGAATCATTGAGGAAACAAATTGAAAAGGATTTATGCACTCAATTAAAAAAGAAAAAAATCATCGGATATCATTATGAAGACTTAGTTCAAGACTACTTATCATTGTGGGATTTGAAGTGTGATCTTATCGATGATATTCAAGATACAGGAATAAAAGTATCTGGTATGCATGGCCCAAAATCCAATCCTTCTATCAATGATTTACATAAAACCAATGACCGAATGATAAAAATTTTAGGCGCGCTTGGTTTGGAAGCATCCGCTGAAGTAAGTAATGTTCCTCAAAAAACTACGCGCTCAGTTAAAGATTTAACATGATTCAAAATCAATACGTTGATGAATATATTGAAATGTATCGGACAGGGAAAATTAAGCTAAATAAAGAGCGCATAATGCTAATGGAGTACCTGGAGAAATACATTTTAATACGTGATGATTTGTATTTCGATAATGAAATGCATGAGGACTATATAAAATTCACTGAGAAATGGTATTTTGAATTGCAGCCATTTCAAAAATTCCTAACAGCATTTGTCTTTCTTTTTTATAAAGAAGATGATTCTGTTTTTTACGAGCAATTTTTAATTATGATGGCTCGTGGTGGTGGTAAAAATGGTTTGATTTCATCTTTATGCCATTTCTTTATTAGTCCACTACACGGAATAGATCGCTACAATGTTTCGATTGTGGCCAACAACGAGAAGCAAGCAAAAGTTTCTTTTCGTGAAGTATATGATGCAATTGAAGGTAAAGAAGTATTAGAAGACATGTTTTATCGTACTAAGGTTGAAATCCTTGGTAATGATACAAAAAGCGTTATGCAATATCATACATCTAATGCGAGTTCTAAAGATGGACTTCGTGATGGATGTGTTATTTACGATGAAATACATCGATATGAAAACTTTGATGTAGTAAATGTATTCTCTAGTGGACTTGGAAAAGTGCCAAATGCTAGAGAATTTTTTATTGGTACAGATGGTTTTGTTCGGGATGGATTCTTAGACAAGACGAAAGAGCGAGCAATGAACATTCTAAAAGGAAAGGATTTAGAGGATCCATTGTTTCCTTTTATTTGTAAGATTGATGATCCAGAAGAAATTGATAATCCTGATGTGTGGGAAAAAGCTAATCCGATGTTTAGTGAACCAAGAAGCTCATATGCTAAAGGGTTATTTAAAAAGGTATTAACTCAATATAAACAGTTAGCAAACAATCCATCTAATCGGGAAGAATTCATAACAAAACGTATGAACTATCCAGAAACAGATTTAACAAAGTCTGTAGCTTCATGGGAAGAAATAATGCGTACTGGTTTTGAAGAAGATGGAGAAACACTTAGAGAAATTCCAGATTTAAGACATAAAACAGCTGTGGGCGGCCTCGACTTCGCCAGCATCAAAGACTTCGCATCGGTCGGCTTACTGTTTAAACAGGGTGAAAATTACATTTGGAAAACTCATTCTTTTGTCCGTAAAGGATTCTTGGACAAAGTTAAATTAAAAGCTCCTATCCAGGAATGGGAAGAACAAGGATTGCTCACTATTCTAGATGAACCAGTTATTAATATCTCTCACATTGTAGATTGGTTTGTAAAAATGCGTGAGATATATGGGTTTAATACAATAGTAGCCGATACATTCCGTCTTGATCTTGTTAAAACAGCACTTGAAGCTGAAGGTTTCATATTGCTATATATTCGTAATCCAAAAGCAATTCATTCTTTGTTAGCACCAAGGGTCGAAACGTTATTTGCTAATAACCGTATTATTTTTGGAGATAATCCATTAATGCGTTGGTACACCAACAACGTCTACGTCCACATCAAAAAAGACGGTAACAAAGAATATCTGAAGAAAGATGAATTCAAAAGGAAAACGGATGGATTCCAAGCCTTTATTCATGCTCTATGGCAAGCGGATAATATTCTTGAAGATGAAGTTGATTTCATCATAGGCGATATTAAATTCTAGTAAAGGGGGTGATAACCATTGGATGGCTAGATGCGGTATTTAAAAGAAATAGTGAATTAGGATTTATGTTTGATGTGGAATTATTTATTGAAAAGGCAAACAGAGTCCACATGAAACGATTAGCAATTGATACATGTATATCCTTTTTAGGAAGAACAATTAGTCAATCAGAATTTAGAGTAAAAAACGATGAAGAATTTGAAAAGAATGAGTTGTATTATCGATTAAATGTTAGGCCGAATAAGAATATGACAGCAAGTACCTTTTGGGAAAAGTATATTTACAAGCTCATTTATGATAATGAAGCGTTAATTATACAAGCTGATGATGGTGATTTACTTATTGCGGATGATTTTGAACATAATGAATACGCTGTTTTTGAAGATACTTTTACAAATGTCACAGTAAAAGATTATCAGTTTAAAAGAAGCTTTAAGCAAAGTGAAGTCATTCATTTAAAATATCGCAATGATAAATTATCACCGTTAATTGATGGACTATTTGCTGATTATGGTGATTTATTCGGTAGAATATTAAGCTCACAAAAGCGTAAAAATCAAATTCGTGGAACAGTTGATATGGACATGCTTGCTGCAAAAAGTAAAGAACATCAAGCAAAGCTTCAAGAATTCATTGATAACATGTATAAAGCTATTGGCGAAAAAGATGTTGCTATCATTCCACAACAACCGGGATTCAAATATGCTGAAACGTCAGGCGGAGGGAATTCCGGCCAGAGTGTGGATGAAATCAACAAAGTAACTAATGGCTTTTTGAATCAAGTTGCAATGGCTATTGGTATTCCGACAGCTTTGCTATATGGAGAGATGGCCGATGTAGAAAAGCAAACGAAAAATTATATGCTTTTCACAGTAAATCCATTATTAAAAAAGATGTCAGATGAAGCGAATGTGAAATTCTTTGAAATGAATGAGTATCTTGAAGGACAGAAGATTGAGGTTAAAGCTGTTTCTTATCAAAGTATATTTGATCTTGCGACAAGCATTGATAAGCTTATTTCTTCCAGTGTTTTCACAGGTAATGAGCTTAGATTGGAAGTAGGATATGATATTTCAAATGATCCGAACTTGAACAAACATTATATTACGAAAAACTATGCTGAAACTAACGCAAGTGAAGGAGGTGAGAATACAAATGAAACAGATGAAACGTAAATTTGGTTTTAAGAATCAAAAGTACAATGAGCAGTTAGCAAACATACCACATAATTTTGCTGTAGTCCATGATGAAGATAATGGAGTTAGTGAATTGACTATTTACGGAGACATTGGTGAATCGTGGTGGTGGGAATCTACTTCTGCAGCTGATATTGATAGTGCTTTGAAAGCAGCAGGAAATAACGATTTAGTTATTCATCTTAATTCCCCTGGCGGTAGTGCTTTTGATGGGATTGCTATATACAATCGTCTAAAGTCGCATAAAGGAAAGGTTAAAATCCATGTAGATGGATGGGCCTGTTCAGCGGCATCTGTGATAGCGATGGCAGCAGATGAATTAATCATGGGAGCTGGATCGATGTTGATGATCCATGAGGCCTCTACAGTTGTATGGGGCAGTAAAACGTTTATGAGAAAAGAAGCTGATATGCTAGAGAAATTAGAGGATGGCATCATAGATATTTACATGACACGGGCAAATATTGAACGTGAAGAAATTCGTAATATGGTCAATGAGGAAACCTGGTTTAGTGCAAACGAAGCTGTTGAAATCGGCTTTGCCACTACTACTGCAACAACTGTGGAAGACAACACGAATGAGGAGCTTGCACAATTAAAAGCTCAAATGCAATCAATGCAAAATGAATTAAATCAGTATAAGAATCAATCAAAAGAGCCTAGTCCTGCACCTGTAAAAAACAGCGGGATTAAAGGGCTCTTTTTAAAATTATAAAAAATGGGGGAAACACATAATGGTAATTAAATTTAATAAATCTGAAGCATTTAATAAAGCGAAAGCAAAATTAACAGATGCTTTAACCAATGCAGAAAGCACAGAACAAGAACAAACGGCAGCCTTTGAAAATTTCTTTGATGCAATGCAAACAGATGTGATTAATACAGTTCGTAATCAAGTAAATGATGAAATGTTAGATCGTTCTATTCTTCAACAACGAGGTCAAAACGTATTAACGGCAGCAGAAACAAAATTCTTTAATGCTGTTGTACAAGAAGGAGGATTTAAAGACGGTTCAATTCTTCCAGTAACTACGCAAGAACATGTATTTGAAGACTTAGTTAAAGAACATCCATTGCTTGATGCTTTAGGACTACAAGATTTAGGGGCAGTTACAAAGTTCATTTATTCTGATGCAACAAAAGCGTATGCATGGGGCGAATTGTTCGGTGAAATTAGAGGACAAGTTAACGCAGCGTTTAGAGAAGAGAAAATTGGTCAACTTAAATTAACTGCATTCGCAGCTATTCCAAACGATATGTTAGAACTTGGGCCAGAGTGGGTTGAACGTTATGTTCGAACATTATTAGTTGAGTCTTATTCTGTTGGTTTAGAGTTTGGTTTTGTAAATGGTGGCGGATCAGTAGCGCATCAACCTGTAGGTTTAATGAAGGATGTAAATCCGTCAACGGGCGCAGTTACTGATAAAAAACCATCCGGTACATTAACATTTGCTCCTTCTGAACATGGTGAAGTAATTGCTGGGGAGCTTTATGAAGTGGTAAAAGCTTTATCTGTTGATGGAAAAGGAAAATCTCGCAAAGTATTAAATAAAATTGTGATGGTTGTCAATCCTGTGGATGCTATTGGAGTACAAGCACGAAATACAATTCAAACTGCAAATGGTCAATGGGTGATGGCATTACCTTATAACATTCAAACCGTAGAATCAGAAGAGGTTCCAGTAGGAAAGGCGCTATTTTTTGTACAAGGTCAATACCTTGCAGCAATTGCAGGTGGATACAAGCTTAAAAAGTTCGATCAGACATTAGCGATTGAAGATGCTACACTTTATACAATCAAACAGTTTGCTAATGGTAAACCAAAAGATAATAAAGCAGCTCTTGTTTATGATTTAAAGATTTCTTTCGTTCCTAAAACTCCAGCAAGCTAAGGGTGATGTGAATGAATACAGTAATTTCAACTGAATTATTACAGCAATTCAAAGATAGGATGCGACTAGGTGATGATGAAGACGATAACCTAAGACGTATCCTTTCTACATCTAATAAAGCTTTAATCAAAGTCTGTGGAGATTATGACATTAATGATGACGAGGTGTTCAAGGAGTTAGTCTTTGAACGCTCTCGTTATGTTTATAATGATGCACTAGAGTATTTTGACAAGAATTTTTTAAGTCAGATTAATAGTCTTAGCATTGAAAAAGCGTTAGAAGAAATTAAAGTGGACGGTGAATAATATGCGTCCTTTTCAATATAAACAGCCATTAAACACAGGAGATTTTAGAAATAAAATCATTATTGAACAGCCTGTAACAATAAAAGATGATCTTGACCAAGTTGTTGAAATAGATTGGAAAGAATTTAAAAAAGCTTGGACTATGATAAAAACATTAAAAGGATCAGAATATATTGCCGCTTCGGCTTCACAAGTAACACTAATTTATAGGTTCATTATCCCCTATACTTTGGGAATTACAGAAGAGATGCGGATTAATTTAAAGGGGCGTATCTTTGACATTATTGAACCACCGATAAATGATAATGAGGAGAATAAAACATTAACCATCATAGCTATGGAAAAGATGGGGTGAAGTATTATGGTTAGTGTTGATGACTTAGCTAATGAAATCGCTAGACAAGTAGAGCTATATACAAGAGAAGTAGAAGAAAAAGTAGAACAGGCAGCTGATGATGTAACGAAAGAATCTGTAAATAATTTAAAAACAGCAGGTGGCTTTGATGATAAATCTGGTGATTACCGTAAGGGGTGGACACGTAAGAAAGTAAATGGTGTATGGGTTGTTTATAACAAAAAACATCAACTTACACATTTACTCGAGCGTGGACATGTAATTGCTGGTGGTACTGGCCGATCGCGGACATTTCCGCATATTGGACCAGAAGAACAGAAAGCCATCTCTGAATTTACAGATCGCGTTGAAAGGGCGATACGGGAATGACATTAGCAGAACTATTAAACATTTTGAAAGCTACAGGTTATCCTGTGGCTTATTCGCATTTCACAACAGCACAAATGCCACCGTATATTTGTATCCTTGTGGACGGCTCATCCAACATGATGGCTGACAATAAGGTCTATCACGAAATAAATGATATCAATATTGAGCTTTACACAATTAAAAAAGATTTGGTTGCAGAAGCCAATCTTAAAAACGTCTTAGATGAACATGAGATTCCTTATGAATCCCCATTTGAGACGTTTATTGAATCTGAGAAATTATTTCAAAAATTTTATGAAGTGAGGTTGATTTAAGTGAATGAAAATAAAGTAACATTTGGTTTGAAAAACGTTCATTATGCACTATACGATGTGAAAGATAATGTAGTTACGTTTGGAACGCCAATTGTAATGCCAGGTGCGGTTGAATTAACGTTTGATCCACGAGGCGACTTAATTGAATTTTATGCAGATGACATGCTTTATTATTCTGCAAGTAATAACCAGGGCTATGATGGAACATTATCAATTGCCAGAATGCCAGATCAATTTGCAATTGATGCATTAGGGGAGCAATTAGATGAAGAAGATGGTGTATTAAACGAATTGGCAGATGCAAAAAGTAAGCCTTTCGCATTATTATTTGAATTTGATGGTGATGTGAACGCAACACGTCATGTTATGTATAACTGTTCAGCAAGTCGTCCAACTCTTGCATCTAAATCAAAAACGAATTCTGCAGAGCCTAATACAAATGAGTTGAAATTTGTATCTAGTCCTATTGATCTCAATGGAAAACGCATGGTTAAAACAAAAACAACTTCTAAAACAACGCAAGCGATTTATGAAAATTGGTACAAAAAAGTATATGTAAAAGCACCAAAAGGAGCGTAATTAGATGGAAAAAACGATTGTAGTAGATGGTAAACAAGTTCGATTAAAAAGCACAGGTGGAACTCCTAAGCGATATAAAGCGCAATTTGGAAAGGATTACTTTTCAGAACTAATGAAACTATATCCGCTAATGAATGTAGATATGAATGATTTAGATAATATGGATTTTAGTTTATTAGATATGGATGTTTTCTATAACTTTACTTATGTATTAGCCAAAACAGCAGATCCAACAATTCCTGATCCAATTACTTGGCTCGATACATTTGATGAGTTCCCAATTTATGAAATCATTCCGGAAATTCAAGATATGTTAATGGCTTCTATGCAATCTAAAAAAAAGATGTAAGTGATGAGCAGGGGACTGATGATGGTGAGGGATTTACCACTGAGATGTTCCTTGCTTTGTGTTATAAATGCAAGCTTACAAGTTCAGATTTAGACGAAATGACTATTGGCATGTGCCTTGATTACATTAGTGAATATATTGAATTGCAGAATCCGCAAAAAGAAAAAGTGAGAAAAGCTAATCAAAAAGATTACGATTCATTCTAAAGATGACTACCTATACAAAATGGTGGTCATTTTTATTTTTTATAAAAAGGTGGTGAATATATGGACAAATCCATCCGTGGTATTACGATTTCTCTAGGAGCGGATACAACGAAATTAGGGAATGCCCTTAAAGATGTTACTAAACAATCTGTTGCTTTAACACAGGAACTTAAACAAGTTGAGCGTGGATTAAAATTTAATCCTGGAAATACGGAATTACTAGCACAGAAGCAACAATTGTTAGCGGAACAAGTAACAGTAACAACAGAAAAGTTAAATAAGCTGAAAGAAGCACAAACACAGATCAATCAGAAGTTTGCAGAAGGCAAGATATCACCAGAACAATATAGGGCATTCAATCGTGAAGTAATCGCAACCGAAAACCATCTAAAAAGCTTACAAAACTCCATGAAAGAGATGGAAGCCGAAGAAGGTCGTATAGCTACTTCCACAAGACAACTAGAAACACTATTTCAAGCCACAGGAACAAGCGTAGACAATTTTGCTAGTGTTTTAGGCGGTAGGCTTGTCAATGCTATTAAAAGTGGAACAGCATCATCTAAACAGCTTGATGATGCAATTAATAAAATCGGTGTGGAAGCATTAGGGACAAGAACTGACTTGGAAAAAATGAAGCAGATTCTTGCAACAATTGATGATGGAAATTCTGTAGAAAATGTTAAGAAAGATCTAGCTAAACTTTCTCAAGAAGCTGAACATGCAGGGAAGAAGTTCAAGGAGCTTGATATTGATTTAGAAAATATGCTAGGGGCAGCGGTTGCTGGTGGCGGTTTAGGAAAGGCTATTGAAACAGCACTAGATACATCTAAATTGAAAACAAAAATTGATATATCTTTTGATGTACCTGAGTCATCTAAAAAGTCAGTAGAAGAAGCTGTGAGAGGTATCGAAGCATATGGACTTGATGGGGAAGAAGCGCTTGAAGGTGTTCGTAGACAATGGGCGTTAAATAAAGATGCTTCTGACGAAACGAATGCAGCTGTGGTTAAAGGTGCAGCAACTATTGCTTCAAGTTATGCTGGTATTGATTTTAATGAGTTGATACAGGAAACAAATGAAATTGGTGCAACGTTAGGGATAACTAATGAAGAAGCGCTAGGTCTAGTTAATCACCTTTTAAAAGTTGGATTCCCTCCCGAACAATTAGATATCATTTCTGAATATGGAGACCAGATGATTCAAGCGGGTTTTTCAGCTAAAGAGGTCCAAGCTATTATGGAAGCTGGCATTGATACGAAAAGCTGGAATATCGATAACCTTTTGGACGGAGTTAAAGAAGGTCGTATTCAGATGGCCGATTTTGGTAATGGTCTTGATAAATCCATGCAAGAAATCATATCAAAGACGAATATTTCTGCTGAACAATTTGAAGGTTGGGGTCAAGCAATTGCTGGCGGTGGAGAAAAAGGTCAACAAGCCATGCTTGCTGCAACTAAAGCTTTAGCTGATGTAGAGGATGCAACTGTAAGAAATCAGCTTGGGACAAAAATGTTCGGTACAATGTGGGAAGATCAAGGGAAGAAAGTTATTGATACTATTCTTAAAGCTGAAGGGAAACAAGTTGATTTAAAAAAAGGTGTAGATGATCTACACAATGCAACTTCTAAATTAGATGCTTCTCCAACTGTTAAATTACAACAAGCATTCGCTGATTTAAAGATGGCACTCGAACCAGTTTTAGAAATTATTACGAATGTAATTAGTAAATTAGCTGAATGGATTTCGAAAAATCCTAAATTAGCAGCAACATTAGCAGCTATTGCTACAGTAATTGGCATTATATCTGGGGCCATATTAGCATTAGCACCAATATTTATAACGTTATCTAGCGTAGTCGGTGTGCTTGCTGGTGCATTTGGTGTTGCCACTGGCGTAATGTGGGGGATAGTTGCAATTGTTCCAATTATTATTGCAGCAGTTGTAGCATTGGTCGTTGCAATCGTTAAAAATTGGGATTCTATTAAACAAAAGACAATTGATATATGGAATTCAATTATCGAATTTCTTGCTAACTTGTGGAAAGGAATTGTGGATACAGCTTCGGATATTTGGGGTAAAGTCGTAGAAGTCACGATGAATGTTTGGAATGGAATTAAGGATTTCTTTACTGAACTTTGGAATGGCATTGTAGAAATATTTACATCTGCTGTAAATGGAATTCGCGATTTCTTTATTCAAGCATGGACAACCATATCAGAATTCTTTATGAGCATATGGAATGGTATTGTTGAGTTCTTAACACCAATTCTTCAAGGTATAGCTGATTTCTTTTCAATGATTTGGAACGGAATTTCAACTGTTATACAAACTGTTTGGAATTTCATTGCACAGTATCTACAGGCGATTTGGACAGCGATTTTGTATTTTGCTACTCCTATTTTTGAAAGTGTAAAACAATTTATTGTGGATACTTGGAATACAATCAGTTCTACTACAAGTGCAGTATGGCAAGCCATTACAGATTTCTTATCATCAGTTTGGAATGGACTTGTTGGTTTTGTTACACCAATTTTTGAATCTATAAAGAATTTCATCATATCAGCATGGAACACAATTAGTTCAACAACAAGTGCAGTGTGGAATGAAATCATTGGTTTCTTAACCGGATTATGGAATGGCATTGTTTCTACGGCAACAAGTATTTTCGATGGAATCAAAAATGTTATTTCAACTGTGTGGAATTGGATTAGTAGTACAAGCGATAATATATGGAATGGAATTAAATCAACACTTTCTAGTATTTGGGAAGGTATTAAATCCACAGCATCATCAATTTGGGAAGGCCTAAAAGAAGCAATTATGGGTCCTGTCCGTTGGGTTACTGGTGCGGTCGAAAGTGCATTTAAGGGAATGAAGTCAGTCGTACTTGGCGTATGGGACGGTGTTAAAAGTGGAATTAAGTCTGCAATAAATGGAATTATTAACATGATTAATGTATTTATTGATGGCTTTAATACACCAGCTGATCTATTAAATAAAATACCTGGTGTTGATGCACCGAAAATTCCACATGTTCCAATGTTGGCTACAGGTGGTCATGTTCTTGGAGATGGTCAATTCATAGCTGGTGAAGCTGGCCCAGAGTTATTCACTAAGAAGGGGAACAAGGTATCTGTTACGCCGCTGTCATCAAGAGAGAAATCGCTTGGTATCACGGGCACAATTAAAGAATTAGTTGCTAATATGAATCGGACGATGGCTAGTAATATACAATCACTTAATGAAGGTGCAATGCGTGGAATGAATGTTTCATATGCAGGAATGCCAGGTATGGATTCAACTCCAAAAGAAATAGTTGTACAAGTTACTGTAGATCAGCCTATCGTTGTTGATGGTCGTACAGTACAGCGAGTTGTACGAAAAGAAACTATTCGTGAGGATAATATAAACTTTCTAAAAAGGGGGCAATAGTAAATGCCAGATACAATAATTTTATTTAAGAATGGACAAACTTGCTCCCTTAAAAAAGATTACAATGTAGAAACTTTAGAATTAACAGTAGATCCACCTCAAAAAGAATCAGACAAGATGAAAATAAAAGGACAGTTTGGTGTTCGTCATTACAATAAAAGCTATACAGAGCGAGGGTGTCAATTAAGGGTTCTTGTGGATACAGGAGATATTGAGGGAGTATATGAAAAAAGAAATGAACTATATGCTTTATTTGGTAGATTAGAAGATTTTTATATTATTTATTCAAGGGAACCAGGCATACGACGACGTGTTGAGTATGAAAATATGAAAATTAACCGTCCACCTGGTTCTTTATTATTTGAAATTATTGTTGAGTTTTCTATACCTGATGGTTTCGGAGAAAGTATCTTTACATCACTAGATGCGAAGGAATGGGATACTAATAAATTTGCTTGGGGCATGGGTTTAGAATGGGATGATAAGTACGATTACACATTCAAAGATAAAATATTTTATCTTAAAAACATTGGTTCCATGGAAATTAACCCATCACAGCATGATATAACATGGCGCATTAAATGTGATCCACGCTATTTAAAGATTACTAACTTCACTACAAATGATTCATTGACTATTTACAATCCTGGTGCAGTATCACAGGGAATCATTGTTATAAAAGGGCTCCATATAGAAGATGAATATGGTCGTAATTTGGTACGACATGCTGATGCAGGAGAGATACACCTTGTTCCCGGTATAAACCAAATAAAAATTGAATCATCTACGTTCCATTGGTGTGAAGTAAATACGAGATTCTATTATTTATAGAAAGGAGCGAATGTAATGAGTTTATCAAGAAAGTATTATATAAATACCCTTATATCTGCTGATGAACGGAAAGAATTGAATTTAGAAATAGATAACGTATATTTAGAGCTTTTGAACAACAACAAATTTATTAATACGGTTCAACAAGCTCTTTTAAATTTAACAGAAAAAGAAGCTACTGATGTTACAAACTTACAATCACTAATAGCAAATGGTGATACAAATACTTTAAACGCAGTTAAAAAACTGATCTCTGATTTTTTAGCCGCAAATCCATCAAATTTTGATGAGGTAGTGGCAGCGCGATTAGGCGAAAAAACTTTATATGATTTTAATCAGAAGATAAAAACTAAACTTGATAATACAGATATCTTTCAACAAGTTAAAGTAACTGACAATACAGGTCTTGCTTTATCAGTGACAGATACTAATGAATTAATAGGTAAATCAGGATTTTTCAGATATACAGTAGGAGCAAAAGGAATGCCACCAGGAAGCACTGATGGAGTTGGTTTTTTTGTTTCTAACAGTAAAACGGATGTTTCAGCCCTTGCAATAGACAAGACAATGAAACGTTTATTTTTACGTTTAGGAACAGAGTGGAAGTCATTAGCTTTTGAAGGTGCTTATGATGACATCAAACAAGAAGTATTGAACGTGAAAAGTACTCATTCTTCATTGGATGCCGCAATTAGAGCGATGATTCCATATAACAGTGTCAATTATTACGGAAACGATAATGCAGCATTCCAAAAAGCCTTAAATGAATCAGCTGGAAAAACGTTAGATGTGCCAGCAGGAATATATACAATTGGCGATTTAGAAATCCCAAGTAACATTAGCATTCGTGCAGATCCGAATGCTGTTTTTAATTTAAAGACAGGAAGCACAACGTTCTTTACAAATAAAGATACAGTTAACATAGGCGGATATGATAAAACGAGAAGTATCGTATTCAAAGGTGGAGTATTCGATTTTAAAAAGACAAAAGATGCAAAAGCATTTGTGTTATCTCATTGCCAAGATGTAAAAGTAGATACAAAAATTATGAATGGCGGTGAATCACAATCATACATCGCTCTTAATGCTGTGAAAGATTCAGAAATAGACATAGAAGCCGTGGATTGTACAGCCACAACATCGACAGGTGCAACGGTAGGTATTTATGTATTCAATGATAAAAACACGCTTACGAACCAAAATACAAAGCCTTATGATAATACACCATGCGACAATGTAACTGTGAGTCTTAAATTAAAAAATGTAAAAAAAGGTTTAGTAGAAATTGGTCCCGTTTACAAAGTAATTCATAAAAATATCACTTATAACGCACAAGGTGAAAACGTATTGGAAGAACTTGGATTGTTGAATAATATGTCTTATTTCAAAACAGAAAAGGTAATTGGTAATGATATTGGTCACGGGTTAGTATTCCAAATTCTTAATGATACTTGTGGTGATTTCACAATTGAAGGCGTAAATATTCGCAATGGTAAAAGTAAAGAAACATCGCGTGGCATTTGGTTCAAATCAAAAGAAGGAGATAATGCGCCACAATATCAGAATGTCAGAATTTCCAATCCTGTTATTAGATCATTTTCGAAAGGAATTGCAACAGATTATGGTTTTGGGGTTAAAATTAACAATCCAGATATCCAGGAATGTTGGGAAGATGGAGTGTGGAATTACTTCACCCTTGATTGGGCCCTAAATGGTGGAATGGTCAAATACAACAATAAAAATGGTTGGGATTCCCGTGCTGATATCCACATAGGTGAATTAGCTATTGATAATGGTAATAAAAAAGTATTTAGATCCATTCTTTCAAATGTCCAAGTTAGAACATTACGAGTAGAAAATTTACAAGATAGCATTATTAATAATGTGATTATTAAAGGGGGCGCTTTCTCGCAAGTTGGCTCTAATCACAATAATCAAATCAATGTATTAGAAGTGGGTTGGTAGTATGAGGCGAGTGGAAAGGCCTAAGATTGAACAGTTATCAACGGGTGAACAATTTCATTTAGTTGATATGAAACTTTTTGAGGTAATAGAGGGCAAGAACGAACCGTCCTCTATTCGTTTCGAAGTTCCAGATACAGAGATGAACAAGCGTGTTTATCCATATGTGGAAGATAGAAACCTACTTATCTTTGAAGGGCAGTACTATATTATTTTAGTCAACCAACAAGATGAACTTGGATTTAAAGATTGTGACGCGATACAAGTTGGTGCCGAACTATCTTTACAAACACAAGAAAAAAAGGTTTCCGGTTACTTTTCTATAGAGGAAGCATTATCACATACATTTGAGGGGAGTAACTTCAAATACATCAATCGTTGCTCAAAACAAATTCAATTACAGTTCGATAACTTCGGTGGCGAAGCTAGGATGAAAATGATTCGTAAAGTGCTAGAACGCTTTGATATTGAATGTATATTCGATAATATGATTGTTATCTTCGCGGATAGAATCGGTAAAACGACAGACAAGTTATATAAGTTTGGCTATAACGTTAATGCCATTAAGAAAACAACAGATGATAGAAATTGTTGCTTCTCTGTTTTATTACTTGGACATACACCTTCAGAAGAAGAGGGGGGAGGTCAGCAATTTACGTATTATTATGAATCACCATTGAAATACAAAATGCCGGAACTAATTCGATATAGGCAAGCTGAAAATATTGAAGATGACAAAATTAAAGATAAAGAAACAGCAAAGAAACGTTGTGAAGAGGCTATAAATGATATTCCGGTTGTTTCTATTACTGTGGACCATAAAGAAGCAAACTTTGATGATTCGAATGAGCCAAAGGTTGGAGATAAAGCAATCCTTCAACATCATAAGTACAATATGGATTTTGATGTACGTGTAGTAAAGCGTACCCGCTACCCATATGAGCAGACACCAAATAATTATGAGTTTAGTAATAAACGAGATGAACTTGTGGATAGAACGGAAGAACAAAAGAAATGGACGGCTGATATTCTTTCTGTAGTAAAAGAATTAGATCAAAGGCTATTAGAGGAATCCAATAAGTATACTGACCGAATAAACGCCATAACAGATAAAAAAGCAGAAGAAGCAAAAGAAGAAAGTGAAGCAGCAAAGAAACTTGCTGAGTTAGTAAAAGAGAACCAAAAGAACTTTCAAACTACAATCATCGAAAGCAATACGGAACCAACAGCTAACCTTGAGCCTGGTAAATCGCTGTGGTTAGACACTTCGAAAGGTAAGCCTGGTGTTCTAAAGAAGTGGAACGGAACAACATGGGATGTAATTGTTCCAGATGTAGAAGAAGCAAAAGCAGAGCTTAATGAAAAAGTAGAAGCTGTTCAGAAAGAAGTAAATGGAAAATACAATGAAGTAAAAGAAACTGTTGATCTTGTTAATCGAACGATGACAGACGTACAAAACGAACAAGGTAATGTTAGCAAACGAATGACAACAGTAGAACAAACAACAGAAGGATTTAATCGTTCTATTGAATCGTTAAATAAAACCAATGAAACTATTACAAACAAAATAAACACAGTAGAAGAAACTGTTGATGGCATAAAAGAAAATATAACAAAGATTGAAAGTGATCAAAACACATTTAGCGAGCGTATTACAACTGTAGAAAAAAGTGCTGAGGGAATTTCGCAAAATATTAGTGAAATTAAAGAAGTACAAACATCACAAAGAAAAGCAATAGAACAAGCAAATTCAACAATCGAACAACATTCAAATGCACTAAATCTAACTGTTAAGATAAAAGATGTTGAAAATTATGTAAGTGGAGTTGGAAATGTAAATTTAATTAGAAACTCCAGATTTATACAAGGGACAAAATATTGGGGGCTTGGAGCTAAATTTCCAGCGGTTGTAGATACAAGTACAACATATTTAGGTGATTTCAGTATGAAATTGACTGTTAGCGGTGAAACAAGTCCAGCTTATAACAGTTTTACTTCTAATAGGATTCCTATTCAAGCAGGAGAAGAAGTCGTTGTTTCAGCATATTTTATGACTAAAAATATAGAAGAACACTACAATAAGAAAATCAGAATGGTTGCTGTGTTTTGGAAAAGCGATGGTACTCAATTTTCAGCTGGTACCTATGATTTCACTATAAGTAATGACACTTGGACAAGACAAGAATTTACAAAAGTAGCTCCACCTGAAGCAGCTTCTGTAGGGTTAAGAGCATATGTCCTTCAAAACGGTACATTTTGGTTAGCACATCCAATGCTACAAAAAGGAAATAAAGCAAGTACTTATGTCGAAAATCCAAATGATATTGTTGATAAAGATAAAATCATTTCTGACTTAGCTGAAAAAGTAGCAACCGCTGATTACAACAAGAAAATTACTGAGATAGATAATAGATTTACAGTTAATGAAGAAGGTATCAACCTTTCAGCCAAGAAAACAGAAGTCTATACCCGTACTGAAAGTGATGGTAAGTATGCGACTGATGCATATGTTAAAACAATGGAATCTCGTATCAGTGTAACTGAAAAAGACATTCTGAGCACAGTTAGAGTTGGTAATATCATTTCAAGTATTAACCAAACTGCTGAACAGATTACAATTGAAGCAAAGCGCATTAATTTAAAAGGTGCTGTTACAACAGAAAGTATTGCTGGTAAATTGCTAGAAGGTATCACTATTAGAGCAAAAGATCCAAAAGATAATAATAACTTTACTGAGATGTCGAATGGACGACTATTTACGCAAGGTTTTGTAACTCCAAGTGAGTCTAACACATGGGCGAAAAAAATTGTTACAGGTTTAGAAAAGGGACTTTTTTATAGTAAAGGATACAAGGAAGACGGCAGTGAAGCAAATTCTGTAAGTGTCGCGTCTTGGGGAATGGTTTTTAACAATGGTAATGATGCTGGGTCATATAATGGTAGAATGTTTGTTTTAAATGACAGGGGTCAAAATAAAAACATTACTGCTCAAACATATGACTCAAGTATGGGATGGAGACCAACGATTGTACTCGATAATCCTGAAAAAAATGAATCTTCAATGTTGTCAACTCATGCAATTTATTTTCGTAACTATAATAAAAACTATAAGAACGAATGGATTGCTGAGGATGGCGGTTCACATTTAACCATGTATAAGTCAATGTTATGTAGTGATGATGGGTGGGACGGAGATTTTCAAGTTAAAAATGCAAGTGGTTCTGGCCCAAAAGGTATAGCAGCTGCTGCATTCCGAAACTCTTCACAAAGAAAACTAAAAACAGGAATTAAAGATTTACAATTTAGTGCCTTAGACGTTGTTATGCAAGCTGAAATAAAAGAATACTATTATAAATCTGATATGGAAGAACTTTATAAAAGACGTGCCGAACGTAAAGAAGATGATGAATTACTAACGACAAACGATATCAATATTCACTATGGCGTTATAGCTGATGATGCTCCATCACAATTGACAGATAAAAATCGAACTGGTGTTGATGTATATGGAATGGGCTCCATTAATATGGCTGCATTAAAAGAACACGTTACTGAATATAAAGAATACAGAACAAAAACGGAAGATAGATTAACTAAAATTGAAGAAATATTAAACAAAATAGAAAAGGGGATTAACAGTGAAAATAACAGCTAGTGCAGAAATGTACGCAAAAGTTGTGGAAGAACAACTAAGCATAGCCAACAAAGACAAAAACATTTATCTGGCCCGCGTAATCGAGTTAGAAGCGGAAAACCAAAAGTTAATAGAAGAAAATAATAAGTTGAAACCAAAGTCTACTAATAAGTAAGGCTTTTTTATTTTCACTTGAAAGGAGGTGAGGACCTTTGGAACGACTCAATAGTCTAGCAAGAACATTAAATATTACTGATGTCATTGGTGATCCGCATTTCAAAGTAGCTGCTGCTCTTTCTGGAGGATTAGGAACATTTATTAGCTTTTTATATGGACAAGCTAATTTAATTTGGATTACAGCAATGGTCTGGATTGTTGTGTTAGATTGGATTACTGGCATTAAAGCTGCAAAGAAAGATGGAACATATGCATCAGAATATGGAATTGAGGGCATTACACGAGCTGTAGTGCTTTTTCTTTTGCCTTCATTTGCTCATGTTCTTGATATATGTTTTAAACTACCAGACATATTTTTCTTTGCTGTTACAGGCGGTTTAGTCTATCACATCTTTAATAGTTTTACAGCTAACTGTGCGCGAATCGGCTGGGAAAAATGGATTCCATCGCGTTTATTAAGAAGTGTTTCTTCTGAAATTGAAGCGAAAATTAGACGTTCAGAATCTAGAAAAAACAGAAATTAATATTTTTGGTTACAGTGCTGTTAAATTGACAGTGCTTCTTTTGTAAGTTGGAAAAATAAAAAATTGGAGGAATTTGATATGTCATTAGTAACTTTAGAAACTCAAGTAGTACAAGCTTTAGGCGGTATTTTATGCGCTGCAATCACAACTGGAATCGGTGTGTTAACACCACGAATTAAGTCTTATATCGAAGCTCATACAGACGCTAAAACAGCAATTGTAGTAGTAGATGCGCTGAATACTCTTAATAAAATAACAGAGTCCGTTGTGGCGGATTTTACGCAACGTATGGTTTCAGATGTGAAAACGAAAGGCGGATGGACACCAGAACTAGCTAATCAAGTAAAAGCAAATGCTGTATCAGCGATTAAAGAGCAAGGTGCACAACTTATTCCACTGTTGGAAAAAGAAGTCGGTAATGTAGAAAAATTGATTGAATCTACAATTGAGCAAGCAGTTCTAAAATCAAAAACAAAGTAG